CGTCCAATTCTTTATCTTCAGCAGGGTAAGTCGATGTACTATATGTAACAAGCCGACCGTTCCATGATATCTTCACTCTATTGCTGGCTGTTGATTGTGTTGTATCCACTGTAATGACGAGTAGACCAAACGAACTATAATCACGCAGGAAGTCATTAGTTATAAGACTAACTACAGAACTGCCATCGTCTTGGTGAGAAAACCTTATATGACCGTCGCCGTCATGCTGAATACCAGTATGATTATCGCCATTGGCACCCGCCGTCAGTATGCGACCGGCCAGCAGTGTAAAGTTAAACCAACCGCTGAGTGTCCAAGTTTTACGGTTACCTGCGCTGGGCGTCAGGGTTAGCTGTTCATCATTGACTTGATTGAACAACGCCGAGTTCTCAACGACGACACCACTAGAAGAGTTAGCCAGCCACTGTGATCCAAACATTGTCATTAAGAGAACGCCAACTGTGGTGTGCCAAGTAAAATATTACCAGCAGATTGAACAAAGTATGGTAGAATATCTACAGAGTTAGCTGCTGTACTAAGTGTAATACCTCCAGCAGCCGCTGATTCATAATCAGTACCAAGGCTAAGAGTTCTACTGCCTGTACCATCTTGAATAAGAACTATAACACCAGCCTGTCCTACACTTTCTGTAGAAGGATTAACAAGAGTTGTGTTACCTGTCAGTGTTAATACAAAGTTTTGATTAGCACTGAAGTCAAGAGTTACGTTACCAGTATTAGAAGTATCTGTATCAGTAGTTGCAAGAACAATACCTACAGCACGAATACCTGCTTCAGCAGAAACAAGACCACTAACTCTTACAGTTCCTAAGAAGCCTGAGTTACCTGTAGCAGTAACTGTTCCTAGAAGATTAGTAGCACCGCCTACACTTAAAGCACCAGCTATAGAAACAGCCCCACCAATTGTAACTGTGCCACCGAAGTTTGAATTACCACTTACACTTACGTCATCTTCAAACTCAGCCTTACCTGTAGCTAAGAATGTACCACCTACAGAAGTGTTGCCAGCTATATTAACTGCTCCACTTACTGACACATCTCCTTCAAAGATAGCAGTACCCGCTATTGTAACCGTAGAAGAAAATAAGGCTGCACCTGTAACATTAAGAGCACCTTCAAGACTTGTTGCTCCGCTTACTCTGACTGTACCTAAGAAGCCTGTATTACCTGTAACAGTAGTAGCTCCTGTAACTTTAAGAGTGCCTACTAATTGGCTATTACCTGATACACAAACGTCATCGTTAAATTCTGCTTTACCACCTACAACTAGTCCAGCTTCAAGACTTGTTGCTCCACTAACTCTTACAGTTCCTAAGAACCCTGTGTTACCTGTAGCGGTAACTGTACCTAGAAGTTTCGTAGTACCACTTACTGATATATTACTTTTAAATGTTCCTGCCCCTACTACTGTCACTGTAGAAGAGAACAAAGCTGCTCCCGTAACATTTAAAGCAGCCTCAAGGCTTGTAGCTCCACTAACTCTAACAGTTCCTAAGAATCCTGAGTTACCTGTAATACTTGTTGTACCTGTGACACGAAGAGTACTTTCAAGACTTGTGGCAGCACTTACTTTTAGAGTACCTCCAACTATAACATTACTCACTGATATATTACCAGTAACGTCTATACCTGTAAGATTAGAGCCATCTCCGAAATAAGCAGATGCACATACTTTAGCATTTACAGCTTGCAAGTTTCCACCTGCAATTGTTACCGTTGATGCAAAGTTAGCAGCGCCACCAACACTGAGAGTAGAAGCTAGGCTTACTGCACCTACAATTGTCACAGTATTACCAAAGTTAGCAACTCCACCTACACTAAGAGTAGAAGCTAAAGAGACTGCACCACCTATTGTTACTGTACCCAATAGTCTAGTATTACCGCTTACACTTACATCACTCTTAAATGTTCCTGCTCCTACTACTGTTACTGTAGATGCAAAGTTAGAGGCACCATTAACACTTAGTGTAGAAGCAAGAGATACTGCTCCAGCTATAGTTACTGTATTAGCAAAGTTAGCAACTCCTCCTACACTAAGAGTAGATGCTAGGCTTACTGCTCCACCAACTGTTACTGTACCTAATAGTCTAGTATTACCACTTACTGATACATCATCTTTAAATGTAGCCGCACCAACTGCCGTAACAGTAGCTTGGAAACTAGCAGCACCAATTACATTGGATGTACCACTAACAGAAAGATTGCCTCCTATATTTACAAAACCAGAGACAGAGATATTAGTAGTAACACCTAGCTCTGCTTCTACATTTGTAAGATTAGAACCATCACCATAAAATTCAGCAGCAGTTACATTACCAACAACATTTATATTACCACTTACACTTACATTAGTTGCAAAGTTAGCTACACCCTCAACATCAAGAACACCACCAATACAGGCTGATGTTGCTACATCAAGTCTACCGCTTACTGATACGTCATTGCTAAAGGTTGCCTTGGATGTAAAGCCAGAAGCACCTGCTACATTAAATGTACCACCTACTGTTACATTATTCTTCAGGGCTGCTACATTCTCTACTGTAACTGTAGACTTAAAGGTAGCTGCTCCTACGGCTGTTACTGTACTCTGTAGTTGTGCTGCACCTGATACTGTAACCGTAGAACCAAACTGTGCTGCACCACCAACTGAGAGGGCAGCTTGTAGATGTGTTGCACCTACTATTGTAGCCGTACCACTTACATATAAATTACCACCTACTGTGGCATTACTGACTGAGATGTTTCCTGCAATAGTTGCAGTAACACCAGTAATATTAGAACCATCACCATAGAATGCAGAAGCACATACTTTTTCATCTACGTGTAAATTATCAGAAATAGAAGTAGCACCATCTACAACAAGTGTACCAGTAAATTTAGCAGAGTTAGTTGCTAATTGAAAAGAACTGTCTGTGCCGTCACCACTTTCAATAGTAGCAAGGCCAGCACTAACACCAGTATTGGTACTTACACCAACTCTTAGTAGTTGCTTATAAGTATTAGCAATTGTTTTTCCGGTTAAGTCTGTCATATTAGGTTCCAATACTTGTCTGTGTCTTCCCACTTAGTCGTAGCTTGCGCCCACGTAAGGTTCCTACCGCCATTATCAGGGCGTGGATCACGTATAGCAGGGTTGTCTCTGACATCAGGAATTTTATTTTGTGGATGGTTCTTTAGATCAAACTGTCCTTCAAAGTCTGTAGGACATACTAACATACCATAACTATTAAAACGCATTACCCGATGAGGGTAGACAAAGCCACATGTATCACACATGGCTATTGCGTTCTTATTACTTGCCATTAGACATACCTCAATCTAGGCACAACCCTCATGGTAGCTCGTTCTCTATCTTCTTGGAAGGCTCTGGCAAGAAGTTCTTCGTAGTTAGTCTTTAACATTTGTATTCTAGCAGCTTCTACACCGGGACGTTTCATTGACATGTAGTAAGCAAGACCACAAGTAAGAGGTGGTAGAAAACGTGTAGGCATGTCTGCATTCTGTCCAGCAGATTTATCTACATCCTGCAATGCACTGATACGTTCAATCTTCATTACATCAGTAGAGTTCTCAGGAATAGGCCATACAGAAAGAACAGGGTTATCCCGTCCCCTGCGTATAGAATACTGAGAAGGTCTGCCTGTCTGGGTCTTGTTGGGGATTATTAGATATTCTTCAGGAGAGATACGTTCCAACTGAATGTCAGTACTATCTCTATTAAGAACAACCTCAAGAGCATCTACAGTAGAACTACTGAGGTTATAAGCACCTACACTGGAAGTTACAGTAACAGCAGTAGTCTCTGTAGTCCACAGCAGTACTCCTCTGTTCTGCCAGTCTTTAAGCATAAGGTTTATTGAACGTCTAGCAGAAGCAGGTTCGTGACCAAGGGTTTGCTCTCCCCCAATCATTTCCATTGCTTCTTGTATTACTTGATCTATATCAAGATTAAAATCATATGTACCTGATACTGCCATTACGCTTTCCTATACTTTGCTGTTTTCTTAGCTATTCTTTTCGGCTGCGGCACGTTCTTTTCCCCGGCAGCAGTCCCTTTTTTCTTTGCTCTGGTGGTCGCTGCATATTCCTTTGATGACAGTGCTTTGATTGCTTTCTTGGGAAGATACCGCTCGCCTGTCTTGCTGCTTGGCTTGCCTGATTTCGTTGTCCATTTTTCTTTTGTCCATTTAGCTAACTTGTTAGTAGGCTTCTTCTTACCTGAGTACGTACCACCAGCATCCTTATAATACTTAGTGGCTAACTGCATTGCTCTTGCTGAGTGCTTACCACCCATCTTGCGCTTTGCTCTTGACTTAGCCGCAGCCCACTTCTTAGGATCACGCTTAGTGGCTACTGCCATTAACGGCCTACTTTCTTCATTGCCTCTTTATGAGCAGCACCAAAAGTCTTTCCGCTTCCCATTGCTTTCTTCATACTAGCCATATGTTTTGCTGTATGATGTACTGAGTGTTTTTTTAAAGTTTCTTTTTGTCTCATAGTAAGAGCTTTAGTTTTTTTAATCATTAGCATTTCCATCTTTTACGGGCTTGTCTTAGCCTACTGTTAGGATTACTTGCAGCCTTGGGGAACTTCTTCATTTGTCCTGCTGATCTAGCACAGTAAGACTTACGCCTTGTCGCACGTTTACCAGTAGGTTTCTTTTCAGTCACAGCAGTCTGTAGTTTAGAACCGGGGTTCTGCCTACGATACTTGGCAACACCCTTCTTGGTCATGCCAGCACCAGACTTGGTAGGGCGTTTCATTCCCTTACCAATAGTCATGCCCTTCATGTTACTCTTCTTACGCTTTACTGCCATATGTATATCTATACTTTTCTTTCATGTAGCTGATAAAAGAAACCCAGTAGTCATCCCAATTACTGTAGTCTTCTTTAATAGGTTTCTTAATATCATTGTCTAGTAAATCATAATTATCTATACCTTGATCAACAGACTCTTGGTATAGCTTTATTATTTTTTTACTATCCACTAGTAACCTCGTTGTGCTTTACCGTAACC